ATCGGGCGGTACCTGCGGGTGAGCTTACGACCCATCGGCATACACCTCGCTGCGGGTGGCGTCGATGTCCTCTTCCTCGGAATCGTCCAACGGCTTGGAGCGCCACTGATCCGGGCGGCGGTTCTTCAGAAAGAAGATCTGCGCGGTGACATTGGGCAGCACGCGCTTGGTGACGCGCTTGGTCTCCATCAGTTCCATCTTGCCGGTCTCAGGGTTGCGGACACGCTCCTGCGTTACTTCGTCATAAGAATAGCCCAGGGCAGTTTTGAGCAGGGCGTTTTCGACCTCCACATCCACCACATCCTTACCCTTTTTTAGGGCAGCCGAAATGGCCGGATAATGGTTGCGCCATTCCTTGAGCGTGGACAGGCTGCACCCGCAATTGTGGGCGATCTGCTCCATGGTGAGGCCGTCCCGTGCCCAGGCTTCCAGCAGCAGGAGGCCATCCGGAGTGAGCCAGTATTCGTATTTTCCTTTGGAGATGGGGAGGGCCTCCTTTCTGGGAAAATGAAAACGACTAAGCAGTTTTTACTTAGCCGTTTTGTTGATGACACGAATATAGAGAATGCTGGATGAAAGAAAAGAAATCAAGAAAGCAAGTAGCGATGAGCAATATGGCAACATTACAGAAATGATGCATATTGTTTTTTCATCGGGGAGCATAGCGCTAAGATAAGTGGTATAGCTCCATGCGCATAGACCAAAAATCATGGGGGCAAGAAGTGTACACCAAAACTGAAAACAAGTAGCTGGAAACGAAAGTATGTTTTTTATTGTAGGTGTGCCGGATGAGCCGAGAATGATACTCAAGAATGTGAATAAGAAACCAAGTATCATTGAAACAAAATTAGAGATGTTGCCCAATGCAGCCTGTGGGGATGTGATTTCAATGGGATGGGTACCAAGTAAGTAATGGAGCAGTAAAGCGATCGCAGAACAAATTATGATTGGCAACAAGAAGGAAACAAAAAAATGTTTCCGACATGCTTTAATTGCGACCGTGCTCATTGAGCGCCTGCCTTCTTGCTTCAAATCGAACATCCTCCGAATTTCTTACTCTCTCAAGATACTTTTCCTTTAAAACGGGATAAATATCCGCGTGTCGCACAAGATCGGTTTTGCGTGGCATGTGAACAGAAAACTTATCTTGCATAGTATCTACCAAAAGCCGTACTGTTTCGGAATTCTGATGGATACCCTCGAGAACAACATCTAATTTTCTTGTTGTAGGATTACCGTAAAGCTCGCGAATGCTCTGAACAGCGGTTTCCTGATCCAGCGAGGTCCCTTTTCGATGAAGATTGGCGCTGATTGAAAAATCAACTTGAGCGGGACGGAAAGGCGCAAAGTGATCAATATCCCGACCGATGTTTAGCATCTCTCCCTCGTATTCCACGTGGCCAATTATTTTTCGAATCCGACGACGGAATACTTCGTTTAAATCGACCCGCCCTTGTGATAAAGGATTGAGCGAAATGAAGTTGCCTTCCGTATTGTTGAAAAACAGAGTATTAAGGAACGTGTGGACAAATGTACTGCTTGCACCAAAATGACTATACTGCAAAACAAAAACATTAGTTAGCGGATCGAAAAGAGCCGAGGCAGATTCAGCGGGTATATCACCGATTTCAAGTTGATACACTTCCAACGTTCCATCAGGCTTTGCTATTTCTGGTTGTACTCTTTCCCGCAGCCGGATAAACTGCAGTTCGAAAATGCCATCGTCATTTTGCCGCATGAGCTGCAGCCGACCGGGATCGATAGCTGTATCACGATGCGAGCGCATAGAGTAATGTTCTGGATTGTCGCCGAGCAAGCGAGTGAAATACTGCGGTAGATCAACAATTCGCTGATGCTGAATATCGCGTCCATTTTCGCGTTCATAATATGCTTCACGGATAAGGTAATAATCCGAAGTGAAATTGCGCTTTACCATATGAACGAAATCTCCTTTACAGAAAATGCCTGTGAATAACGTATTTCGACATATGGCACAATTTTTCCTCTTTGATACAAAGAAGAGAAACACAAAAAGCCGCAGCCCATCAGGACTCGGCTCTTCGGTATGAGGGGGTCTGTGTCCATGGAAATCAACACAATCGACGATACTATTTTAGAAGAGGGTGCATGTCCTGTCAAGGACATTACGGACATGTTTATCTGTCCAGGTACTTCAGCAGCGCATGACGCATTCGATTGGCATGCCTTACGCTGATGTCCAGAGCCTCGGCAATTTTCTCATCGGTCTGCCTTTGACGGTAGTAAAGGCGGAGGATTAAGCGTTCCTTGTAGTTCCGGGCATCCTGCATCAAGGATTGGAAGCGAGGCTCCATGGCGGCAAGTTGCGTCTGCAAAGAATCGATCTCGGCCTGGAGACCATCATAGTTCTGGCAGTCGGCTGCGCTACGTTCATTGGTGGAACGCATGACCCGGGAATAGTCAATGGAGCTTACACCGTGGGGCTTACCTTCGCCGCCGCAACGCACCAGCAGTCTCTGTAATGCGCAAAGCTCTTCGTTCCGGTTTTGGTACAGTTGCAGAAATTCAGAATTGTTCATCCGGTAGCATCCTCCATTCGTATTTGTTGGCCTTGATCGAGCATAGCCAGCTCCCTCAGGCGGCCAAGCGTCCATTCGTGCGGAAGGTTCGAAAGATAATCCACGGTGATGTAGCCGCTGCCCTTGTGGTAAACGGTCTTGCGGATCTTGATATCTCCCTTGTTGATCAGCTGCTTGTAGGCCGCACGCTTGGCGTCGGTGAGGGTGCCGGGCGGCCACAGATCAACGCAAGGGATGAAGGGAGGTTCATGCACCACAGTCATGACAGATCCTCCAGATGGATGAAGATGCCCGGGATATCACTCCAGAATTTCTCCGAAACCTCCGAACAGACCTGAGCATCGTCCTTCCAGAAGCCCAGGCGGGTCATGGTGTCCTTGAGGGCCTTTTGCAGGTTGTCGGTGTCGGGCTTGGTGAGTTTGTACTCGCCGCTGTGATGGCTGCCGTCCGCCGGAAGCGGGAACAGCCACTTCACGATCAGCCGGACGCCGCCGTCCAGGGGGGCGGGGAGCTGATGCGCGGCCAGGCTGTCCCGGAAGTAGACCTTGGCGCGGCGGAGGTTATCGTCGGCATACACATAGGGCTTGCCGGTTTTCTTGCTGACGCCGATCCGCTTCTCCTGGTCGGTGGTGGTGGGCGGCGGCCCGGGGAGGAAGAATTGCTTTGTCATGCGTTCTCCTTTCTTTTGTTGTCGGCCATCACCGATTTTCATCGGCGCTGGCTACACTCGGCGAATCCAAGGATTCGCTCTCGTTAGTCGCGGCTTTGGCCGCTCCCTTCGTTTGGGGGTAAAGGGGTCGTGTCGTCCGGTGAAGGGGGAAAAGGCAGCTCTTTGAGCCTTTTCCCTTCTCCCCGGATGACGTACGTTCACCTGACTCTATATCTTTAGATATAGTGGTTGCCGCAGCGTGTACGGCAACCATGATTTTTCAGGTTGCCGCCGTATGTGCTTCATCCTGTGAAAGCCAGGTCGCCGCATCCTTTGAAACAACCGTGCCGGTGTTCTTGTCGATGGCATATCCATACCGCTTGATCTGATCCCGGCAGGTGCGGGGTGATATGCCCAGGTACTCGGCCAGGTCTGCCACTGTCGGCGGCTCGCCCAGGTTGACGGCGCTCACCGCGTCGGCGAACTTGGCGGCGCTGTCCTCGGCCTTGGCGGCAGCCTTCTTCTTCCGGGCCTTCGCGCCCTTCTGCCAGGGCGGTGCGGCTTCCTCGGCGGCCAGGTCGTTCAGGATGCCCGTGTCGTCCATGCGGTGGAGGGGATAGTCGAACCACACGTTGATGGGCTCCAGGGGCGCGAACTCTCGCAGGGTGGTCTCCATGCGCCAGGCGGAGACCTTCAGCGCGTCCTTCTCGGCCTGCTTGATGACGGCTGCCATGCGGTCGAAGGCCGCGCCGTGCAGCTGCTGCCCGGCGTAGAGCTCCAGGCGCAGGCGGCTGCAAGCATCGTCCTGGCTCACCTCCTGCCGCCAGCGGGGGTGCACCTCGTCCAGCAGGCGGGCAAGGGCTTCCCGCACGGCGTTGTCCTTCAGGAAGGTTGAAGCGGATTCGCTCAGCTCCAGCTGGATCATGTCCAGCAGCGCGTCGGGGTCACGGCCAAATACGCCGGAGCCGGAGGCACGGTCCATGGACCTTTTGCCCCCCTGGGCGCCCTTGGAGTGATGGTGGCAGTAGATCACGGCGGTCTCCAGCTCCGTGGCCACCCGGTCGAACTGATTGCAGAACAGGCTCATCTGCTCGGCGTTGTTCTCGTCGCCGGTGAGGATCTTGTAGATCGGATCCACGATCACCGCCAGGTACCCATCCTTGCGTGCGCGGCGGATCAGCTTTGGCGCCAGCTTATCCATGGGCAGGGACTTGCCGCGCAGGTTCCAGATGCTGATATTGTGCAGTCCCCTGGGCGTCACGCCCAGCGCGTCATACACATCCCGGAAACGATGCATGCAGCTGGGGCGGTCCAGCTCCAGGTTGATGTACAGCACCTTGCCCTGGCAGCAGCGGCGACCCATCCAGGGGATGCCCTCGGCGATGGCGATGGTCAGCTCGATCAGCGCGAAGGACTTGCCCGCCTTGCTGGGGCCGGAGAGCAGCATCTTGTGTCCCTGGCGCAGCACGCCCTCGATCAGCTCATCAGAGAGGGGCGGAAGATCATTGTAGAAGCTGGAGAAGGATTCAAACTCCGGCAGATCGTCCGTCACGGATTCGATCCATTCCTGCCAGGCGCTGAAGCTGGGCTGCCCCAGATCCTGCGCAACAATGAACTGCTTGCGGCCCTTGCGCATCACGCCGGGCAGGCGGGAGAGGCGGGATGGGTTGCGGTTCTGGGCATCGATCTCCAGGCCGTTCTTGCGGCACACGGTGTACAGGTAGTCCACGCGCTTGCGGTATTCCTCATAGCTGCCGGCCTCGATCCGCACGATGGCGTGGAGGCTCTTGCCGCCGGAGTGCACCAGCATCTTGATGGGCAGCTGTAGCTCGGTCATCAGGGCGTACTGCCGCTCGATGTCCTGGCTGTCGGATTCCACCAGCGCGTAGTTGTAGGCGGTCACGTTGTCGTTGCGCACGTCCTTGCCGTCCATGGGGTTGAACCTCACCCAGGCGCCTGCCTCCTCGTTCACCGTGCCGATGACATCGGAGATGTCGCTGCACCTGTGCAGCTGCTGGATCAATTCGCCCGCCGTGCGGTCGCTGGCGCCCTTACTGGGCATGTAGCGCCCGTCTTTCTCCCATACTTCGGTGACGTAGCTCACCTTGTCGGTGGAGTCGAACAGCGCCTCCAGATAGGTGATCAGCTGCTGCCGGGGAGCCCATTCGGCGTCGGTGGGTTCCCGTGCCTCACGGTGCCCCACCCAGTTCTTATCCACCACGATCAGGTCATCGGTGATGGTATCATCCCAGGCCAGCTCCCGTCCGGTGTAGGGCGGCTCCCAGCCCTGGGCGCGCGCCATGGCCACCAGACTGCCGCCGGTGATCTTGGCCGAACCGCTGCCGAAGGAGCGGAACTTCTTCTGGCACTCGCCCTCATGGTAGCGGGCAGGATCCCGGCGGGACCATTCGTCCCACTCCATCCAGGAACCACCCTCGTAGTGGATGGCGAAGCCCACGTCCACCCATTCCTGATAGGTGCAGCGCGCCGGATCGATGTGGGCGAGGAGCTCGTGATAGTCGTAGTGGGTCATGGGAGCAGCCCTCCGCAGAATGCATGGGGCAGCGGGTGTGCTCTGAAGGGAATGAGGCTCTCCGCCACGCGCACCGGGATACCCTGATAGGTGGCGTACTGTGCCTCCAGCTGCGCACCGGGGGAGGTCTCCCAGCCGGGGAGGAGCATCAGCATATCGGCGGCGTTGATCATGGCCATGCAGATGGGCATGTACTTATTGCCGGGCAGTCCGTCCGGCAGCTTCGCCGGGTTGAGAACGTTCCATCCGAATTCGGTCATGATCTGATCGGCCTGCATGAACATCCTGCGGCCCTTATCGGGAAGGCCGGTCATCTTGCCGGCGATGTAAATGGCAGGGTTAGCTTTCATGTGTTTTCCTCCTTCTGTTCGCCATGTGGGCAAAACCACGTTTCAGGGTTGTATGCTATCGGGCTAAAACCGGGCCCATCGTTACACAAGTTATGCCCAGGAATAAAGTGTTTGCAGTTGATACACTTGACCACCTCAACCGCATCAACGGCAGGAGCGGTCTTGCAGCGTTTCAGCAGCTCATCAAGCGCTTCCTTCGGATCGGCGATGATGTAATACACAGCCTCGGGCAGCAGATCCCGCCGCCGGATCAGATCGTTATTACTCATGACCGCACCTCCGTTTCAGTTCTTCATACAGATCGGGGAACGCCAGACGGATATCATTCAGGTTTTTCATCCACCCGATCACATAACCGATGACTCCTGCGATCAGGGCCCATGGGATAACGAAGTATATCTCAAACATCAGCAACATCCTCCATCAGATCAAACAGCGCCGTATCGATGCGTGCGAAGCGTTCATGGTAATCGTAGTGGGTCATGAATTATGCCTCCTTCTGTGCCTATCACGAATTCTGCTTGATATCCGCAGGATGTAATTGCAGGATTTTTCTACTATCAGCCAGAAAAAATATTTAGTGTAAGTTATCGAGTATTTGATACGAATCATTGATGAATCACCTCCAGAAGAAAGGATGAGTTGCATGGAGTATGAACTGCCGAGTTATTTAGAGGAGCCTGTCAAGGAGCTTGCCACACCTGTGGCTAAAGAAGCAGGTACAACCATTGGCGACTTGTGGTTCCTTGCATTGGGTGGAATCTCGCAAAAGGCAAATCTTCGTCGAGCTAAGTATGCCTACGAGTTGGAGAAATACCGTAAGGAGCTTGAGGCGGAACTGAACGCTGTTCCAGAGGAGAAACGCATCGAACCAAACACACAGGTGGTTATGAACGCCTTAACGGACTCCCAAAGCTGCGTGGAAGAAGAAACACTGAGGAGCATGTTTGCAAAACTTATCGCTTCTGCCTGCAACGAGGATACGGCATCAAAGGTACATCCATCGTTCTCCGGTATCATTAAGCAGATGTCGCCTACAGACGCTATGCTGCTAAAGATATTCACGGTGAAAGAGAATTCTCCGCTTGTGAATATCAAGATGAATTTTTTGGATGAGCCCGGGGAGTTTAATGCTTACAAAAACGTAATTTTCCCGGATAGCTCTTTGATTTCTCTTGAGGATCAGGCCGCTTCTGTCGATTGCTTGTCGATGCATGGGTTAGTAAGTGTAGCCACTGATGCACACTTGGTGGATGATAGTAAATATGCCCCCTTTGAAGAAATGCACGAATATCTCCAGCTGAAGCAAAGTAATACGGTAGAATTTTTCACAGGTGAGAAAAGGAAACTGGAAAAGGTCTACTTGGAGCGTGGCATTATCAGCCTTACCGACTTTGGCAGAAGGTTCCTTCATACCTGCATGTAATCAAGGTCTTGCATACCTGCGAACGATGTTCGCGGGTGTTTTTTTGTTTTACTCAGGACTATTGCTCATGCCTCCCTCCATCAAGTCAAACAGCGTGGGCACATCCCGCTGGGCGTCAACCTCTTGCAGGTAGCCCACGCCGTCACGGAAGTAATCAGGGTTCAGCTCGGTACCGATACCCTCCCGCCCCAGCCGCACAGCCTCCACCGGTACGGTCATCAGCCCGCCGAAGGGATCATAGACGGTCTCGCCCGGGTTGGAGTACCTGGTAATCAACCTGTCCACAATATCCAGCTGCAAGGGACATACGTGCATCTGACGGCCACCCTGTACCTGCTTGCTGTTCAAGGTGCGCATGCGGTTCACATCGTCCCACACTTCATCCGTCCAGCTCCCCGGGGCCACCACCATGAACGTGGCCGGCAGCCTACCCTCGGTGTCCAGCTTTTTTGCCAGGGCCAGGTGTTCTTCGTAGCTGTACACATTCTCTCGGCTGAACTGACGGTACATCTGCTGGAGCTTGTCCACCGGTGCTGTCTCCACCTCCGCCTTGGTTACAAGCCGGTCGCCGGAGGAACGCCAGTAGGCGTGGGCGTCAATCTGCCATTGCGCCCGGGTGTACTCTTCTTTGTCCTTGGTTACGGGGGTATCGGCATAGGCTTTCTCCCGGCTGGTGGGCAGCTTGCGGAACAGCAGGATATATTCCGGGCAGCCCACGCCCATCTTGGAACCGTCCTTGCATTGCTCCGTCCAGCCCAGGCGGTAGGTCTGGTTGTTCTCCCGTACCACATCCGTCACCACCGTAATCATCCCCATGTACTGAAAGCCGTGCTTCATGTAGTGGGCAATGGTCAGGGCGTGGAAGGGTTCAATGGTGGGCATGCCCGTGCCGGTCTGGCTGCCGAACAGCACGCGATCCTTCACATGGCAGGCGAAGATCCTGCCGGGTTTCAACACTTTCAGCAGCGATGGCGCCAGGTAGTCCATCTGCTGGAAGAACCGCTCCGTGTCCTCGTTGTGGCCCAGGTCGTTGTAGCTGGGGGTGTACTCGTAATGGTTGGAGAAGGGAATGCTCGTAACGATCAAATCCACGCTGTTCTCCGTCATACGGGCCGTTTCTTCGATGGTATCGTTCAGAACTGCCCGGTAGTGGTTGCCGGTTACCTCCATGCGCTCCACGCCAATACTCCTTTCCATGCGCTTGATGATACTTTGGTTGTTCAGCCCGTGCCGGCGCATCAGCCCCGCCAGCTTCTCCTGCATGGCGTTGTGGTTCTCCCACTTGGCTTGCAGGGCTTTCAGGATCTCCCGCTCGCTCTCCATGTAGATGATGTCGATCACCACCTGATGGGGCTGCAAAAAGCGGTAGATGCGGTGGATGGCCTGAATGAAATCATTGAACTCATAGTCAATGCCCACAAAGATGGCCCGGTGGCAATGCCGCTGGAAGTTGCAGCCGCTGCCGGAGATCTCCTTCTTGGTGGCCAGTAGCCTTGTGCGTCCCTCCGAGAAGTCGATGATGTACTTCTCTCTGGTGTCGATGTCCAGGCTGCCGTACACCTCCACCGCCTCGGGCATGGCCCGCTTGATGGCGTGGCGTTCGTCCTCCAGGTCATGCCAAAGGATGAAATGCGCCTCGGGGTCGCTGTCCACAATCTCCTTGGCCTTGGCCACCCGCTGGGCAATGCTCTCCCGCTTCTCCCGGGCGGCGTCCTGCAAGCTCAGCGCGGCATCCCGCAACAGCTTGCCCTGGCCAAACTTATCAAAGCCCGCCTCCGTGTTGTCCACCGGCAGCTCATGGTACCGCACATCCAGCGGCGGCAGGTTGTACCCCTCATCGTTGTAATCGCCCACCCCGGCCCTTCTTGCCGTCGTGGGTACACTCTGCGAATCTGAAGATTCGCTATCGTTAGTCGGCCTTTGGCCTCCCTCAGGAGCCAGGTCGCTGGGGCGCTGAATGCACAGCGCCCAGGTGCTCACCCACAGCCAGAACTCCTCCTGCTTGTGGGGGTACAGGGTCAGGTTGTTTGCCTTGGTGCTGTCACGCTGGAAGAACCTTGTCAGCGCCTGCCCGGTGTCCATCACATCCAGGTACCCGGCATAGTGAATCAGCTCCTTGTACCTGTTGGGGCTGGGGGTCGCGGTGCACACCAGCTTATACCGCACCCCCTTGAACTTATCCAGAAAGGTCTGATAGGTCTTGCTGCCAAAGGAGCGCAGCACGCTGGCTTCGTCAAGGCTGGTGGCGGTGAAGTAGGTGGGATCGATGTCACCGTCCCGCACCCGTTCATAGTTGGTAATCAGGATGGGGGCGTCCGTTGCCTTGATCTCCGCCATGCTCCGCACATACACAGGCGGCTTCCACCACTCCAGCACCTCCCGGGCGTCACGAATGAACTCTTGTTTCACGCCCAGGGGGCATACGATCAACGCTTGTCCGCCCTCACGTTCCACCACCAGCCGGCAGTATTCCAGCTGCTGGATGGTCTTGCCCAGGCCGAAGGATTCAAACAGCGCACGCTTGCCGCCCCTGATGGCCCAGGCCACCGCGTCCCGCTGGTGTTGTTTCAGCGCCCAGTTGATATCCTCAGGATCTACCTCAAAGCCGCTCTCCGGTGCGATAACCATCTTGGATTCCAGAAACTGTTGGTAGGTCATGACATGGTGCCTCCCTCCTGCCTATACGTCCCCGGCACGATCCCATGCGGCACCCGCCAGCCGTTGGCGGCAATGCGGTCGATGAGCTTCGCGGCATCGCCGAACTTCCATTGACCAACATTCTTGAAGCCACGCCCCTCAAGCAGTCGGATCTGCTTGGGGGTGGTCAGGCCGCTGGCACGGCGCTGGTTCAGCTTGAACATCAGCAGCGAGGCCTTGCCGGCATTCTCGATCTCATCGGGGTTGATGCCCATCTTCTCCAGGGATTCCAGCTGCTTCTTGCTGGGCGGCTCGCACTCCCAGCCGAAGGTGGGAACATACCCGGCCAGGTCTTCGGAGGCGATGCTCATCTCGAATTGCAGGGGATCCACCAGGGCGCGCTTGCGGCGGCGCATTTCGCTCAGCTGCTTGGCCAGGGCCTGCTCGCGCAGGGCGACCACATCGCTCTCAGCCTTCTCCACTTCCTCCATGATGTCCATGGCCTGCTGCTGTCCAGCGGCGGCTTCCTGCTTCTCCACCATCTTCTGGGCGACCTCCGGGGTCTTGGCTACCAGGTGGGCAGGACGGCACAGCTGGTGACGCTCGGTGTGCCATAGGAAGTCCAAGAGCAGCAGGTGATCCTTCCCGGGGTGGAGGCGGGTGCCCCGGCCCACCATCTGGCAGTACAGGCCTCGCTGCTTGGTGGGACGCAGCACCACAATGCAGTCCACGCTGGGGCAGTCCCAGCCCTCGGTGAGCAGCATGGCGTTGCACAGCACGTTGGTCTCTCCGCGGTCGAACCGGGCCAGGATCTCAGCCCGGTCGGGGGATTCGCCGTTCACTTCATCGGCTTTCATGCCGTGGCTGCGCAGAATGTCCCGCATCTTCTGGGCGGTCTTCACCAGGGGGAGGAAGATCACCGTCTTGCGCTGGGCGCACTCACGGGCGATCACCTCGGCGATCTGGTGCAGGTAGGGCTCCAGGGCGGTGCCGACCTCGCCAGCCTTGTAGTCGCCGTTCTGGATGCCCACGCCGCTGATGTCCAGCTTCAGCGGAACAGTCAGCGCTTTGATGGGGGCCAGGTAGCCCTCCTGTACGGCACGGGGCAGGGTGTACTCATAGGCCAGGGAGTCAAACACCTGGCCCAGGTTCTTCATGTCGCCCCGGTCAGGGGTGGCGGTAACGCCCAGCACACGGGCGGCGGGGAAGTGCTCCAGCACGCGCTGATAGCCATCAGCCAGGGCGTGGTGGGCTTCGTCGATGATGATGGCGTCGAAGTAATCCTCCGGGAACTGGGCGAGGCGCTTCTCCCGCTGCAGGGTCTGCACCGAGCCCACCACCACACGGAACCAGGAGCCCATACAGGCCTGCTCCGCCTTCTCCACGGCGCATTGCAGTCCGGTGGAGCGGGCCAGCTTGTCGGCGGCCTGTTCCAGCAGCTCGCCCCGGTGCGCCAGCACCAGGACACGCTCGCCCCGCCGGACGCAATCCTCGATGATCTTGGAGAAGATGATGGTCTTGCCGCCGCCGGTGACCAGCACCAGCAGCGTGTT